TCGAGTTCTCCTGATAACGCAGTATCGCCTTGTCTTCTTGTAATATCCCGTTTATTTATATTTTGTATTGTATTGAAATAGTTTATCATAGCATTAAATTGTATTTTATTTAAGTCGCTAGGATAAAGAGCATTTTGATTATTTAATTCCGGAATATTATTTTCGGCTTTACTGTAAGTAGATAATTCCGTTGTATCACCCGGATATTTCATTTTAAATATATCTTGTAATGTTTTAAACTGAAGTAATCCATACTTCATAAAATCTACTCTTTGTTCTTCTGGTTTAGATAATTGAGAGTCTAAAGCGCCCACATACGCCTTAATATAGTTATTAGCGTCTTCCGGTGTTAAATGTCCTTTATTAATACCAAGTTGTATTGTTTTACCCGCTTCAATTAAAAATTCCTGTGATGTATCATTTAATGTATTTTTTATCCTTATTTCTTTTGTGGTTTTTACAAAATATTTATCTAACATTCCCGCAAAATCATATTTTTGTTTTAATAGATAGTCGTCGTATGCTATCTTATTACTTGCTTTGTTTTTTTCATTAGATATTATATCGTCTAACGCATTTAACATATTTTTTCTTTTTATTATATCATTAGCCCTTTTTTCTCTCAATACGTTATTACTGGATATGTTCCTTTTATAGATTTCACTCATAATGGGACTGTTTTTATTTTCTATAAACGGGGTATATTCTTGGGTTTTAAGTCTTATGTATTCCGATAAACTATTTAACAAAGTAGTATCTGTTTTATTTTGAGCTTCCAAATCATCTCTTAATCCTATAAGCGATACTACGCTATTTTGTCCTGAATATACCTTACTTAAAATAGAAGAATAATTTTCAACTAAATTTTTTAATCCCAATTTATTAGTAGATTCGTATTTTCTATTTAAAGTTTTTATTTGGTCTATTTGTAAATTATTTATATCCTCTGATGTTAAATGATATTCGCTTAAATCTATTCCATAACTCCCACTTTTTAATATAAAATTCTTACCTTCCTTTTTTATTTCTGTATCAAAAATATTAGTATTCATTAAAGAATTAGAACCTTCAAGTGCTATTTGTTTTAATGTTTTAGTTTTTAATTCATAATATTTAGATTCGCTTAAAAAAGGTTTTACGGAGTTTAAACCCAATTCAACGGTTTTTAATGTATCTTTTAAGTCCCTATCTGTTTTTAAATTAGAAAGCGTTTCCATTGTTTTATCTATATTAGTTTTTACTTGTGTTAATTTATGGTCTAATTCTTTATCATTATATATTTCATTTAATTTTAATTTAGTATTATCTGATAATTCCCTTGAATGTATTAAAATATTTGTTTTTACTTTATCACTATACCCTTCAGTATTAAGTGTTTTTATTAAAGCTTCAGGAGTAATCGTTGATAAATATTTTTGAAATATAGCATATCCTTGATTATTTGAAAAATCTTCTTTTTGAAAAAAATTAAGGTAATTATTTAATTTAAAACTAATATCTGCAATAGAGTTTGTAGTATTAATAGCATCAATTTGATTTTGCTTTTCTTCTACCGCTCTTTTAAGTTCTAATTGTTTAATATTATATTCTTGTTGTATATCTTGAATTTTAGCTTGATTTAAAGAAATATTTTCTTGCGGTAAGGCAATATTTAATAATTTAGGAATATTACTAGCTATGGTTTGTAATTGTTCCGCCTCTTTTAACTTAGATTCAGCTTTACTTTTATGTAAAATTGGAACTCCTGTTGTTTTACTTTCTAATTTTTCTTGTTGATATCTTCGTATTTGAGGCATTTTAATATCCCTTAGAATATGCTTTAGTTACATAAGAAGTTTTACTACCATACTGCAATTTAGTTAATGTAGTTCCTTCTTCCGTTCCATATTTTTTCGTATTATACGCTAATAAATCACTATACTGCTGATTAGCCCCACCACCAAACGCCCCCGCACTAGCTAATCCCCCGCCTGCACTCATTATCGTCCCCATTAACATAGAATTAGCTTGTGATTTAATTTGTTTTTCTTGCCATCTACCCTGTTCTAAAGTAATAGTAGATTGTTGATTATATAAACCCTGAGTTGAAATACCTTTATTTATTAATGCTTGAATTTCTTCTTGTCCTTTACTAATAGTTTCATTTAATGTCATTATTGGAGACCCTTCTAATAACACCCCGTTTTTTAAAAAAGAAAGTCTCTGTCTTGTTTCAAATCGCTTAACTTCTTCTTCTTTTTGTTTAGCTTGTAACTCGTAATCTTGTCTAGCTAAATCACCTTGCTGTCTATACAAACTCGCCTGTTGCTTAGTTATGTCTTGTTGTTGCTCTGCCGCTTCTTTCTGTTTTATAGCAGACATAGTCCCTAAACCTATTTGTGATCCAGCCATTATTAAACTTAAACTTATCGGGTCCATCTTATTTTTCCCATAATAAAAAAGTCTTCTCTATTTCTTCCATATTGTCTTAATACACCTTCAGGTTGAAAATTAAAAAGACTTGTAAATTTTATAAATGTATTTTTACAATATATCTGTAATCTATTCCATTCAATTTCTTTTTCAAATAAATATAATAAATTAAGTAAAATTCTTATACTAATAAGTTTATGAGTATAAAAAAGTTTAGACGGTAATAACCATAATTCGTAAATCTTATTTCTTATCGGTAAAGCCCCTGCTATAAATATAGTATTATTTTCATACTTTAACCTCATACAATTAACACTATGTCGTATTAATTCAATTAAATACTTTTTATATTCTTCTCCGTAACAAAAAATTTGTTCTAACTTTTCTTCCTCTGTAAATTCCAACTTATCTAAATCTTCAAATATAGCCACCTTTAAATCGTATTTTTTAAATACATCTAACCCATTCATTTCGCCCCTTCCACTTCTATATAAATATCAATTAATTGTAAATTAAATGGTAAGGGTAAATCTTGTAATATAATAACATTTTTATTTATATTCCAAAAATCTTTTGAATAATCAATAACTTTTATACCACTAAATAAAGGTGCAGGTCTATCAGATAAATTACTATTACTCCAATCTAAAATAGGTTCTAATCTAAATATAGAAGTTCCTATTTTACCGCCTAAAGAATTTAATAGTTTAATTCCTATATTAGATACTCTTTTATTTTTTGAAACCGAAACCCCCTCGGAATCTTGAAATATTAACCCATTAGTTTTTATTATTCCGATATATTTTAATCCTACGATTATACAAGAATAACATTTTTTTAAACCTACCGTCCCGTCATTAGATACCACTTCATTCCCATAATAAGAACCATCTACTACTATATATACTACTTCATTTCTTAAGTGTTCTAAACCAGATATAGTATTAGTTGCTATAGCCCAATCATCACCATTAATATAAGCGTCACTGTCAAATTCTTCTATAATTCTACATTTACAAGTAGTAGAATTAGTAACTTCTGTTATTATAGCTTTTCCAAAAGTAGAATAATATTTATTTTTTTTCCAAATTTCTTTTCCTAAATCAGAAGAAATAAAAACAGCAGATGACGCAGAAAAATCAACATCAGAACCAGAAATAGCATTTGGTTTTAATATTATATTTTCTGTTCTATCATACCCATTATATTTTAAATTACTATCTAAAAAACTATATGTTTTTTGTAAATTATACATCTCATCTAAAAACCATCTAGTATCTATTTCTTCTTCGTTAATGGTATTATTATTAAAAAAATAATCTTCTATTTCAGGAACGATAATATAGTCTTCTAAATACTCAATATATCTTTTTGTATATCCATTTAAAGTTCTTTTTATAATTAAATATAATCTATCCGATCCGTTTGTTTGAGTTAAAACCCCTATACCTTCAACTTCCCCCCCCTCAAATTTATGTTTATGCCAACTAGCTATTTTTTCGTTTATATCGTAGGTCAATCCTATTAAATACCCGTCTTCTCTAATACTCCATAATATATCAAAATCTTTACCAGCTTGAAATACTATTTGAGTAACTCCATTTCCAGTTATATGATCTGATAATATTGTTCTATTAATTCCAGTGTACGCATCTTGTTCTAAATTATATTCAAATGTTCGTATTCTTGTATTACCTATTTCAATAAAAGCAATTATTTCTTTTGATATACAAGGTGATATATCAGAACAACCAAAAGATTTAATTGGTTTTATTAAAATACTAGAAGGGCTAATCGGTTCATCAGTCCCCGCTCCCGTAATTTTATAAAGACTATTATTTGCCCCTACTAATAAAAAATTTACAGTAGCCCCTATCCAATTTATTTTCGTTATTCCTGATAAAGTAAAAATTAATGCGTTATCGTCATCTGCTCCTGTAGTAAAATTATCATAATTAGTAACACCAGACGCAGTAGTCGGGGCTTGACTAAACCATAAAGTATTTGGTTTTTCAGAAGTTGAACCTAATATTAATCTACTTTCGTATAACGAGACTACACTCGGATATTTTCCAGAAGTAAAAGGGTCAGAAGTTCTTGACTGGGTATCAAATGCCCAAGAAGTATCACCAGAACAAATTAATTCTCTTACGTCATAATCTTTATGCACTAAATACATTGTATTTTCATTTTGAGAATATTGAATTTCAACTATTTCTTCGTAAGTCTTATAAGGTGCTAAAACTTCAAATACTTTTTTAAATTTACCCCCCGAAGTCCATATTCCAAAATTAGTGCTATTAATTTCTTCGTTGGTTTCTAAATCATTTAAAGTAAATTTATCTGTATCATATTCAGCTCTTGATACACAAAACCATCTATTATTAAGTTCAGTTAATCCCTCACAGTCGTATATAAAAATTTCATCATTATTTGATAACCCGTGAGAAATACAACCTATTTCACATTTAGTAGCGTTAGTTATACCTGTTATAGTTTGTTCAGGTAATAATATTAATTCTTCATTTTTATAAAATCTTATAAAACTATAATCGCTATTGGTATTAGGCGTTAATTCTAATATATAACCATTACCATTACCATATTCAAACGGTATTAATCTTGATTCTAAATTTCTTCTCGTTGAATGTATAAAACTCGTTCCACTTCTATAAGTCAAACTTCCCTGAATGTTTGTTATAAAATTTGTAATTTGTTCACATCCATTATTATATAAATTAAGATCAATTCTTCCTCTTAATTTTGGGGATATCTCGCCGGAAGTAAAATTATTTAATGTTATGTTTATATCAGCCATAAATACTTTCATCTATAAGAAGATTAATAGAATCAGAAGTTGTTTGTCTATATTGATCTATAAATTTCATTTGTAATGGTGTTTCTTTATTATCAATATATTGAGCCATTTTTAACGCACTCATATATTCAGCTTGTAAAATACTTTTTATATCTGATTTTAAATTTGTTTTAAAAGCCAAAGATTTTGCCAACATAATCGTCAGCGTGTCGATAAATAAAGGGTCGAATTGACTTATATTGTCTATATCCGAAATATAAATCATATATAAACCATCGTAATTACAATACAATTTTCTACCTACTATATCATATTTAGCTAATAAAGTATCTGTAGTAGTGAATATATTAACGGTTTTAATATAATCTGTAGGTAAATCATAACAATATGAATAATTAATTATTGGAGTTTCAGAGTTGGGAGTTAATGTTATATATTTTTTAGCAAAATTCCAATTATGTATTCTTAATAAAGCTATTCTTAAATTATCATACCATCTCTTACAAAATTCAGCATTAGGAACATTTTTATCTTCAAATGAACTAATGGTCTGTCCACCTATTTTATCTATAGCCATATTACATATATCTATTTTAGAAATTGCTTTATCACTCATATATTTATCCTATTATTACGTGGGGCTAAATATATCCATTTAGCCCCATAAACAAAGAGAGGAAGGGGTATTTTACATAGATGGTTCAGCGTATGTAACTATAACCACCACGGTTCCATCAGCCGAACCAACTGTATTAGCGGTTAAAGTTAAATCATAATTAGCTTGACGATTTGCTAATGTGCAACCTAATAGCTCAAATACTCGTTTATATCTTATATCGGCGGTTACCTTTCCTATGCCTGATAATTCCGCTCCTCCTGCGTGTGCAGAAGATAAATTTAGCCCATCAGCTAAAATATCTTTATCTACTACCGTTCCATAATTAACACCGTGAAAACCAATATCATAATCAGTGCCAGAAGTAATAGCGGTATTACCTACTTTTATGTCTATAATTTGAGCTGAAGAAGGTAAATCTTTAATTAATCTATAAACAGAATTATCACTATCACCCGATGCGATTGTAACTGTAATTACTGCCATTACAATAGGGACGCCCGTTTCTGTTATAGCCTTTACTCTCGAAGGTCTTGGATCTTCTACATAAGGTTGACAATATTTATCTACAGCACTCATTTATTTAATCTCCTTATAAAATTTTATTATATTGCAGTTGTTTGAACTTTTTGTATTTTTCTACCATCTTGTCTTACACACCCGTAAGATAAAGAATAAGTAACCATTTTTGAATTAAGAGTTAATGGTATTGATTCTTCTTTTGTTCTCAATGCGATTTTAGTTGCAAGACGCATAAAACCATTGGCAAAAGCAAAACAATCTCTTGTTGAGCTAGCTACTGGTAAAATTGGATATGGAGTTTCTGCGGATGCAAATTTAATTAAACTATATCCATTTAATCGTTCATATCCGTTTTCGTCTATTGCATTTAGTCTTGTAAAATCGTGAGATGTAAATTCTAATTCTTGCATTAAGTCTGAATGCTCTTGTTCTGTTATACCAAGACCTATAAACTCTTTATTATCTAATCCAATATTAACGCTATTAAAGTTTCTTGTAATTTCAAGAAACTTTTCGTAAGTTAAACCAGAAGTTGCATCTACAGTTTTTCCGCCATCTGTCGCAAAAGATACTGAAGAATCCATTGCCTCACCTTCATATACAGTAGCATATAGACTATCAGCTATAGATTTATCTTTTTTTCTCGCTATTGCTTCAAGCATATAAGTAACATCATAACTTGATGGATCAAGTTTTAACTCACCTATAGCGTCTAAATCATAAGCCATAGCAATATAATAAGTCTTTGCAGTTAATTTTCTTCGTGTCTGTTGAGACTGTGTAGGAACTATTCTTTGATTTAATGCCGTTTTTTCTGTTACATCAATGTTCGCAGTGTACGAAGGAATTCCTTTTACATCAGAAGTCATTGTATCGTGAATACAATACATTTCAAGTTTAGATTTTTTTTGTCTTGCTAATTCTATAACAGTATCAGAATATTCAAGCCAACTCCAGTTTGTGTTTTGATCAGCCATTTTTTTAAAGCTCCATATTTAAATTATTAAATTTTTATCGGATTGATACCCGAAATACTCATCGGACAATCCTAAAGGAATATACAGGTAATATAAAATATTAGTATCTGTTTTATCCTTTTGCTATTTCTTTATACATTTTATGTATTTTATCCTCTAATTCTATTCTTTCTGCACTACCTACCTTCATTTTTTCTTTAATGCATATTAATTTTCGTGCTTCTTCTCTTAATTGTTCTGCCGATATTTGCATAGAACCAGTTGCTTTCATATTAACCGTATCTTCATTTATATATTCTTTATATACGTTATTTAATACATCAACCATTATCATTAAAGAATTATTATCTAAATTAGTTAACATAGGTTTTAATTCTTTTGATGAAAATTTATTTATCATATCTCTTGCTACCGTTTCTACTTGTTTTACATTATTACCGTAAGTCTTATTCAGTATAGCAGAAAATTCTTTTTCAGTTTTAAGTTTAGCTTCTTCTAAGAAGGGTTTAAACATATTATCTATATTTTTTTGTAATTTTTCTGCCTGTTGAATAGATAATCCACTTTCAAAAAAAGCATTTGATAAAAAATTTTTATAATTTTCATTTTTTATATTGTCTAATTTATAACCGTTAGTTTCTTTCGGTCTAATATAAGAATAAAATTTTTCCCATTCTTCTTGAGGTGCATTTACTTCTGGTATTCCTTGTGGGCGTCTACCCAATAATTGTTCTGCTCCGTCAAGTTTTTTATATATATCTTTTAAACTTTTTACATCTTTTAAATATTTTTTATCTTTATATTCCTCTGGTATACTAAAATCTTTTTCTATAACTTCTTTTTCTTGTTCCGTAGAATTTAAAATATTATCTCTAATATTAGTATCTTGTTCTGTTACCGGTTCGTCTTTATTAACTATTTCTTGTTCTTTATTCACTACTTCCATTATTTTTACTCCTTATTTCCTCTAATTTGTTAATTAATGCTCTAGAAAAAAATTGTCTAAAATGTAAAAATACCATTCTTTTACCCTCGTTAAAAATAGTATTTTCTATACTAATTTTATTATTATCTGATATAGTTATTGAAGTTCTAGTATACCCACAATAATTTTCTAATTCATTTAAAAATAATAAAAAATTATTATTGTCTTGTAATAAATTTGTAATTTTTATTAAATCATTGACCATTTAATACCCCCGTAGGCAATTCATTTTGAGAATTTCCTAACCATTGTTTTAAAAAATCTTCATTATTAGTTTGTTGTTGTGTGTTTACGAAAGATTCATTACTTTTAGACATTGATTGAACCGCCTGAGCGTTCATTTGATTAGAAGCCGCTTTCGTCTTTTCTAATTCTAATTGTTGTTGCTGTGCCATCATTTGTTGTTGTATCTGTCTTTTTTGAATTACTTCTTCCATATTATTTAATAAAATACCACTCAATCCCTTTAATGAAATATATTGTCTAATAGCATTATCTATATTTATATTATCTAATCCTCCGGCTTGTGCTAATTGTATTGCAAAAGCGATTGATTGTTCTATTGCAGATAATTCATCTTGTTTTAATAATTGACTTGAAGATGAAGTTGTAATTATATCAAAAAATAATTCTTCTTCTAATATAAATCTTTTTAAAAATTCAGGTATAACAAATCCTGTTTTATCTTCAGAATCCATTTGTTCAAACGAACCCATTAATCCATTTTCCCATAACATTCTATAACATCTTTGTATAAAAGGATATAAAAACTCAACATTCTGCCTTAAATAAAACGAACTAAATATTTTTGCTTTTAATTGATTTCTTAAATTAGTTTCATAAGCAGTCATTTGAAATTGATTATTAAAATCAAGTAAAATATCAAGATAAAATAATTTATTTATTTCTTCTCTTGACATCTCTCTTAATTTTAAAGTGCTATTAAAATCGCCAGTTACATTTAACGGAACTATTGGAGGTCTATTAGAAGTAGAACCATAAGAATTAATAGGTATTTTCGATCCAGCAGACATATTAATATTTTCTACATCTACCGTTTCATCGTAAGTTATCGGAGGGTCTATTTGCAATTCAGAACCTTTAACCGTAGCCTTACTTAGCCCGTTAATATTATTCTGCTCAGGATATGCGGTCATTGAAGGTGATCTACCCATAACCTCACTATCCGTTTTATAAAATCTACCTATTATAAAAGGAAAACTAAAAAAACCACTTTCTCTTAATACTGTTTTTTCAGTTAATAAAAAATGAATTGATTTATATTTTGATTTTTTTGTTTTTGTATTTTCTATAAATTCGTTTCTAGGATATACTGCGTGAATTACCATATACTTAGAGTTTGAAAATTTATCCGCAGTATATTCTTTTTGCAGTCTTTGCGGTAAAGTATCATACCCGTATTCTTCTACTAATTGTAAAATATTAAATTCTTTTTTGATAAAAATAGTGTCTATATCGTGATTGTTGTTTTGATCCAGAACTACATTAAATACAGAATAACTTACAAATTTTATTGGAGTTGTAATTGATTGTGTTTTATTTATACCAATTATTCCCGTTCCAAAAATACTTAAATTTAAAAAATATTCTGTTAATGTTGGTATCAAATTAGAATTAGGACGTTCTATATAAAATTTTAATAAACTATTACACATATTTATATATTTTGTAACTTCAGCTAAAATTTCTTCTCCAAATAAAGAAAAAATATCTATTGGTTTTAAAGTTATAGCATTCATACCATAACCCCATATAGTCCCAAAAAGAATAGAAGATAATGTGCAAGCCGCCCACTGCCCATAACTTGAATATGTGTGTTCGTCTAAAAATTTACCTATTTTAGCATTAGTATATTGTTTATTTTCTAATAATTTTCTATTTAAAAAAGCTATGCTTAAATTAGAATAAAACGAATCCCAATTAGATTTTTCAGTATTTAACTGAGTATATCTTTGTATGATTATATCTAATTCTTGCGTATCCATTAATTATTATTTACCTTATTTTCTAATTTTATAGGAGCGGTATTTAGTAAATATTTCGAAATAGCTTTCGCCTCTTTTGTTATTAAATTAATCTCTACTATTTTAAAATCCTTATCTTCTTCAACTTGATAGGTTTCAACTATTAAATTTTGAAATAATAAAAAATTATTATAAGAATTACATTTATTACAATTTTGTTCAAATATCTTTCTTGCCTTTAAAATCCTATTTACATCAACATCTGATATTTTATAAATCTTTTCCACTTCTTCTCCTTTTCTTTATTATTTTTTATTAGACAAGCACAGGTGACCCTAATCACCTGTGCATTGTCTATATTAAAATTAATGTCTAATATTTAATTTAACCAATTAATAAGTTTTCTATGAGTCGTAGTATTCTGAAACGAAATACCATTCGCCGCTATAATTAAAGTTCCTACAACTCCACTAGCTCCAGATGCCCCACGGTCCGCAGTGCTTATAGATAACGAAATTACACTTGAACCTGTTTTAAAAGTAGAACCACTACTAATGGATATATTTCCAGAACTATTTGCTATACTTATACCCTTACCGCCTTTTTCCTTTAAATAAGTTCCAGCAGTAGTATGTGCAAGAAAGCCATCTGAGGCACAAGTCCCACTAGTTGTCATATTACCATCTGAATGAAATGTTCCATTAACGTTCAAATTATGGCTTATATCAACTAAACCAGAACTATTTGCTATACTTA